CGGGGTCGTTGACGACATCCTCCGGTGCGTACTCGATCTTCGAGGGATCAAGGACCGTCTTTCGCATCATCGGAAAACCGTTCACGGAGATCTTTCCTGTCTCTTCATAGCCCAATTTGTTCCAGTAGCTTTTCCCCTCTGTGGTGTTTATCATCGTGTTCTCAAGCTCGACATATTTAGCCCCGTACCGGCCGGCTTCTTGCTCGAATGCACGAACCGTTTTCGTCCCGATGCCCGTCCCTTCGGTGTGCGAGATCACCGCGGTCAGGTACGCATGGCTCCCCTCGTAGATGTCGCCCTGGAAGGTGACACCCTTCTCCGGATTCCCGGACACCCAGATCAACGTCCCTTCGTTGGTCTTGTACGGGCCGGAGATGCGGACAAGATCGGAGCGTTCAGGAACGTACCGAGAGGGTTCCGGTTTGTTCACGGAGGCCACGTCCTGCGCGATGGTCACGTCGGTCAGCGAGTCCGCCGCCATGTCCGAGGGCCGGACCCCGGTGTTGGCGAAGATGCCACGGGCTTTGGACACCGCGCGCTCCCCACCCTTAAACACGCCCATCACCACCAGAGAGTCCACAAACTCCATCGGCTCGGGTATGCGGAGTTCCAGCGCGGCACTCAGCGTGGTCAGGGTCGCGGCGTCCGAGGCCAGCATCGCCGCGCTCTTTACCGTGGGCGAGAGATACTTATCCGCCTTCGGCCCGAGGAGGGCGCGCATTTTCACGATGCCAAATCCCTCGACATAACCCTTCGTGGTGTCCCAGGAGGCGCCGACCGCCCGATCTGCGAATTCCTTTGCGCTCTTGACTTCCCCCTTGTCGTACTTGTCCATCATGATGCGCCGAAGGCCGGCGGTCAGCGCGAAGGAGCCCGCCACGCCTCTCGCGGTGGACCCTCCGGACAGGGCCCCGAAGCCCATGTAGAACGGGAGATCCGCGACCATGCCGGTGAAGTTGGCGAACTGGCGCGCAAGGAACGGGGTATCGTTGTCCACTTCATACGGAGAAGTCCGCTGTGTCGCACCCATCTCGAAGATCGACCCGAGGATCCCATGCTCGATCGCCTCGGGGATCGTCTTCACCGGCCACTTTTTCCTGCCGTGCGTTTCCTCCGTGGCGAGGTCCGCCGCCATGTGCTGTCGAATGGAGTCAGAGTTGAAGGGCGGGTCGCCATAGAAGGCGTCCACGTCGGTCCCGCTGAACCCGGCTTGCACCGCCTCGTTCCGTTCCTGATTGATCCCCTGCTGAATCTCTTCGTCAGAGAATCCCGCCGTCTTTGCTTTTTGGAGAAGCTCCTGGCCTTCGGTCATTGCTGCCGTTTCCGCCAATCCGGGTAGCTTTCCCCTGGCTTCCGCATTTTATCCGGCGTGAGCACTTGTGGCATCTTGACGTTGCCCCGGTACATGCCCTCTTTCATCGACTTGATGACTTCGAGCATCGTGCGCTTGTACGGCTCGATGACTTTGGGATCGCCCAGGTAGTCCGGGTGCTTGGGGTTGAAGAGGATATGGGGATCTTTCCCCGCCGCGCGATATTCCTCCACCACGCTGTCCACATACTCCCCGAATTCAAACGTCTTCTGCCGGCCAACCGGATCGTTCTTGATGGGCGTCGAATGATCGAGTTGCGGCTGAACGGACTTGAGGAAGGCCTCTCTTGTTTTGGACAGCCTCTCCCCGGCGGGGGTGCGAAGGTCCTGAAACTCTTTCCGGAGCTTCACGGTGTCTTCCCAAGAGAGCCCTCTATTTTTTTCAACACTTTGGGCGAAAATTTCCTCGATCTGGCTTTCATTCCGAATCCCGTTCTCGGCCTCTGGATGCCGGATCCGATTCAGCACGTCCAGAAAGGTCGAGGGATCCCTGGCGATGGGCTTCTGCACGTCGAGCTTCGACTTCCATTCGAGGAGCCGCGTCCAGTGTTCCTTCGAGTTCTCCCCGGTCGCGTCCAGGTTCGAGCGGGTAATCTCCCCGACCGCCAACTCGTCCTTCATCAGCTTCCCAAAGAAGTCGTTGCCGGTACTCTTCTGCGCGTCTTTCCGCATCCGGTCTTCCCGGCGCAGCACTCGATCTTCTTCGACCAGTTTCCCCCGGATCGCAACCTCGGCGTGGCTCTGCAACACGGCCGTTTTGTCGGCGTCTAGGAATTTCGAGAATCGTCCGGACTTGATTGCCTTCTTCCCGAGTTCTCCGTCAATTTGAATGAGGCCCTGGATCGCGGACAACGCCATTTGCTCCTGCGACGAGCGGAGCAGTTTCACGCGATCTGCCGCCGGCATTCCGGCGTAGAGGCCTTTGGGGTCTTCAATCGCGCGCTGCACGAACTGTAAACGGTTATCGAATTGTGTCGGGTCCAGCCAGAGCACGTTCCGCTCGGCATCGACCATCTGCAAGGCCGCCTGAGTCGCCCGCACCCCCACCAGACGAGCCTCCACCCGTCCAGACTCTACCATCAGCCTCGAACTGAGGTCCGCGGCCTCCCGTTTGAAGTATTGCCGCCCCTCCAAGGTGCGGGCCTTGGCCCCCATGCCGTCGATGTAGGCCCGCACCGACTCCTGGTACTTCTCGCCGAGCCCGATCGAGTCCTTGGGATCCCAGGTCTGTTCCAATTCCATCAGGTGCGTGGTGAGGTCCAGATTCGCCTTCGACATATCCGCATGGAGGTCGGTCAGGTCCGCGCGGACCTCCTGCGCCCGAATGTGCGTTCGCCCTTCCGACAGAATTTCCCCGACTTTCGCGAGGCCGGAGCCAAACGTGGAAAGTTCACGGCCCCCCGCCTCCGCCCTACGGCCGGGCGTCTCAACCTGCGCGCTCGTCTGTTGTTCGTATTCCCGTATCTGAGGCATGGTGGTAGATTTATCCTTTCCGGTATGTTGAAGCGGCCTGCGCGCCCCCGACCAACAGGGCCGAGGCTGCGCCTATGCGCCCCTGAGCCAGCGCCTCCTGCCCGGTGTAGTCTTCGTAGGCCGCTTCCGACTCGTACCCCATCGCTTTCACGCGGCCTTTATACAGGATGTTCTGCTTATCCATTTCGGCTTCGCTCGCGCTCATTGACAGGACATCCATCGGGGATCCTTCCAGACCGACCCCGGATGCCCCGGCAGACGCGCGGATGGCCCCCAGGCGGCGCCGGTTGATCCGGTCCTGCGCGTCGGCGTCCGCGTTGGCCTGTATGGACGCCGCGGCTGCTCTATTGCGGGCAGCGGCGGCGTTATACTCGGCCGCGTTTTTTGCCGAGGCCCCCTGCCGGAGTGCCCCCATTGCCTGCACAACTCCGGCGATAGCTGAGATGGCAGAGATAGCTACGACGGCGCCCATTAAATTACTCCCTTCGGAAAGAGCACATATTTCATAAACGTCTCACCGTTTGGCCCGTACAGGGGCATGATACTTTCCGGCTGAAATCCGATGCGTGTCACCCATCGACACGCGACATCATCCGCGGACAGCACTTCACATTGCACGCGGCGGAGGCGCTGCTCCCTGATAATGCTCGTCATATAGCCCATGACGTTCACATGAAAGGCCTTCGGGAACCGCTTGATCTCGTCTGACGCATTCACCCAGGCCATTCCAAGTCCGGGCCAGATTACCACGATGCCCGCGCAGACCACCACGCGGTCCCCCACCGTAGCGGAATAGGCCGGATGGTTCTCGTAAAACATCGCCGTCTCAAGCGACTTCTCATAACTCACCGCCGCGACCACTTGATCCCGAGACGCGACGGCTAGAAAGTCCGCGGCCTGATACGGCCGAACTTCCCAGGTCAGCCCACGTCTTGCGTATGCAACTGCGGCATCACGGCTAAAATCGTGCAGGGCACAGGCTGATCGATCCGCCAACATACATAGTTATCCTTTGTATAATCCCCCTCCCACCGGAATTCGTCTGTGAATCCGGTGAACAGAGGCGTGGGAAGAATCGGGTCCATCTGCGATGTCTGAAACACCAACGGTGTCAACTTCCCCGGGCCGCTCGTCTTAAACGTCGGGCCGACCTTGATCCCGAGCGTGTCCAGGAACAGGAAGGCCACACGATGCGAGCGTTGGTACTTCGCCAGGGCCGTTCCGTCCGCGGCGCCCACGTCGAGCCGGAGCATCTGCCCGTCGCTGTTATAAGTATACCCTACTTGCACCTTGGACGCATTCGTGACGAGGGTAAATTTTCCAGTCGAATCGACCACGACATCCGGACGAGTGCCCCCGTCTGCCAGGACTTGCACGGTTTCCCCGATCAAATGCCCAAGGCCCCGCCATACGGTCTGCGGGGCGGCTGTGCCGGTGATCCCGCTGTCGAGATAACTGGCATCGGCCTGAATGTCGCCGTGCTCGAACATGCGGGTTGAAAACTCGACATAGCGAACACTCCGGCCGTCAATGAATCGCTGCACCACCATCCAAAGTTCGTCGCGCTTTCCATCCGAGGAGGGGATGACGCAGATGGATTCCACCTTGGCCGGAACCGTCTTCGCGGCATCCGAGAATCCGCCCAGGATGTGCCGGCCCCACCCGAGAACCTTCTGATCGCGCTCGTAGGTGAATCCCAGGAGCACGCCGTCATTCCGGACGGCCCACAGGATCGAGATCGGATCCTGCTGAAACGCCAATTCCTTGATCCCGGAGGTTGCCACCGTGGGACCCTTGGTGATATGCTCGGCCAACACGGTCATGTCCGGGGCCCGGAAGGTGTTATCCTCAAACGAAAAGGCCAGTTCGCGCACTTTTCGCGTGGACTTTGTGACGTAGAGGACGGCCCCTCCTGTTCGCACCGCCTGAATGTCCGCGCTGCCGTAGAACCGGGATTGTTTCGCGCTGATATTCGTCGGGCTCAACGCTTCATTCAATGCAGACGGCCGCACGATCCATTCTCCCTCGTAGGTTCCCACCAACATCCCCTGCTGATCGCTTTTGAGCCATCGGAGCACTTGCACGTCGTCAGAGGAGAGCGTAAATGATACCGCATGATCGTCCACCACGGTCCCATCGGTGTCCGTTGGTGCGAAATTGTTATAATCTCCGTTGCGCGAGCCATCAAGACGCTGTTGAAAGGTGGCGTTACCGCCCATCATCAAGCGGTCTTCATGGAAGGTGCCGCAGGACGGGAATCCGGTCGTATCGGAGAGCAAACCGAGACGCCAGTTCACTTTTGCATTGATGTTGGTCAGGGTTTTGATAACGTCCGCCTGAACATGCGTGGTATCCGTAAATATCGTTATCTGGACATACCCCCAGACGCCCCCTTCTTTCATCCGAATCAGTCGATTCACGTCCGTCGATTTGAATCCCGTGTCATTGTTGATCCCGACAATGGAAGAGGCGGTGACGGTAATCCCGGTCCCTGTTGCCGCGCTTGGGGTGAGCGTGGTGGTCGTGGAATTAACCGTAAGATACGGCCCGTCCAAAAAGGCGAGCTTTGTCACCGTCCAGTTGGTGTCGCTAAATCGATTGACCGTGCGTGGTGCGTACCCGGGATGGAAGACATAGAGCCGATCCGCAGATTGGGTGAATTTGAGTTGAAACAGATCCGCTTCCAGCCACGGAACATCCAATGTCACCGTAAAGATGCGCTGCGCGGTGCCGCCCGCGGTGTAGGCCGTGAACGCCAGACCGTTGATGTTCGTGCCACCGAGATTCGTGAGTTCAAACGTATCCGCCGTCTTATTCGCGACCTTAAAATCGCGATTGTTAATCTCCACCATGCCGCCCACCGCCAGGATCCGCACATGGTCGCCATTCACAAACCCATGCGCCACGGCGGTCACGACTACGGGGTTCGCGGCCGTGGCGCCGGTGATTGCTTTGGTCGCTTCGAGTACCGGGCCGTTATTTTTGTAGAAGCGAAGGGCTTGATTACTGAATTCAATGGCATACGCCGCGGTCGTGGAGAATTTGAACCGGACAATACGGGTGGCCTTCGTCGAGTCCCTCACTTCGGCGGCCCAATAGTTTCCCGGCCGGCGGGTCGCGCCTCCCTGGACGTAGGCGATCATGTTTTGGAAGAGCTTGAGCGAGGTTTTGTAGGCGTCAAAGTCCACGCGCCCGTCCATCAGGGGGGACAGTTCGCCTCCGTTGAAGCTCGTCTGACTCGGGGAGACTTTAGGCACGGCTTAGTCCCACACTCCGCGCAGCCAGTTGACATTCCCCGGGCTTCCGGCACGCCGGGCCGCCACCCAACTGTCCTCCGGGCCCTCGTCCGCGACCTTCTCAAAGGAATTCATTCGCCGGGCTTCCGACACGGCGAGTTTATACATGCGCTCCGCCTTCTCGAATTTCGAGGTACTCTGCGTGAGGTCCTCGCAAATAATCAACGCGAGCGCCGCGGACACCGCATCGACAAAGTTGGGGTCAAAGAGATTCGGATCCACCACGCGCGAGATGTAGACGAGGTTGAGCGTGTCGCCTTCATTCGTCAGAATACACCGGAGACTGTTGTGCAATTCGAGGCTCCAATCCAGGCCCAGGCGCGAGGGGGGCAGGATCCGCAGGCAATCCGCCGGGATCGCAAACGCGAACGAGTAGTCAAACGCCGGCACCGCCACGTCCGGCGAGAGGACCGCCCGCTTCACGGCGAACCGCCAGGTGTGCGCGCGAAGCTCGGAGTCTCGCACCGCCACATATTCCGAGTCGCAGGACCGGAAATTCTTGCTGTCTTCCCCGATCGCGGCGATGCGCTGCGCCCCGAGAATCGTCAGCGCGGAATTGAAAATCTGTAAAGTTGAAGATGCCATACGTTGCCTCCGTCAGAAAATAAGATATTTTTGATTTAAGTACGTTGTGACCCGCCCGCGTTCAGTCGCATCTAACACTTTATTATAGAGCACAATTTCAAAGAGATCGCTGTTCGACAGTTCCGCGGTTCCGGCATTAAGTCCATTCGTGCTCAAATCACTCGGCCCATAGAGCCCGTTCGCGTTCGTCGCTAACAGCCCCCCGTTGACATAGAAATGACCGACGTTGGTAGCCTCGACCCTGCTGGCGGCATACAGGCGCGCGGTCGTATCGTGTGCAGGGCCTCCGCCCGGCCCAAGGATCCAATCGCCCATATAACAGTTATCCATGCTGAGGGTGTAGAATCCGACGAGCCAGTTATTCCCGGCTCCGACAATGCGCCCGGGAGTTGTTGTATTGGTATATTTTGCTACATAGAGAATCGTCATATTGGAGTCTACAAGACCAACAGTACGGGTTAAGACATTTTGACCGGCCACCGTATGACGAACCGAGGCCTTTCCATTCAGAATGTTCGTTTTATAGATCGGACGAGTGGCGTCAACGATTTTGTCGAGATGATTGCCGGCCCCGCTTTCGTCAACCCACTGATTGATCGGGTCGCCATCAGAAAGAGCGGAGAGAGATTCGGGACGAGTCCACAGGATCAGTCCGGTGATGTCCAAAGGAAAACTAGCTCCGCTGTTCAGAAGAAATGCTCGACGCCGTGATTGTCTCATTGCTTATCTCCGCCGGCGCTTAAACAGCGCCATGAACCCGCTGCCCCCGCCTTCGCCGGGGATGAACAGCGTCCCGAGGACCGCCACGCCCACCGCGATCGCGGCCAGAGTCTTTTTATAAAGCGCCTTCGCCGCCAGCACCGGCACCCCGATCGCCACCGCAGCTATTGTAACAGTATGCTGTAAAATTGTCATCATGGTGGAAATCCCGATCACCACGGCCGCGAGCGTCTTAAAATGCTTGGCGGTTGCCACGATCGTAGGAATCCCGATCGCCACCGCTGCGGGCGCCCTAAAACGCTTGGAAATCCTGGTCAGAACCGGCACCCCGATCGCCACCGCCGCGGGCGCCCTAAAACGCTTGACAAATCTGGTCAGAACCGGCACCCCGATTGAGACGGCAGGGATCGTTTGCGCGTTCCCTCCCGACTTGATCTCAATCCCAATCGCACCCCACAGATCAGAGACATTTAGCGTACAGCCGACCGTGGTATCACCCCCGTTCGGGTTCTGATAATGGACGGTGAACCAATTACGTTCGGTTTCGTGGTTCTCGGCCAACTCGCTGCGGCCTTCGGTTTCCGTGAAGCCCACCAAGTCGTCCCGCACCACGCAGAGCAACAAGAGGTTGTCCGTCGCCCCAAACGCATTCATCGTGACGGCGGGCGCCGTACCCGTCCCCGTCGCTTTGACCACCTTCACAATCGTCCCGCTGTCATCCTCCCCTGAAATATAGAACAGGATGGCCGCACAGACCGATTGCGTAGCAGGAGGATCAATACGGATAAGGGCCGTCCCTGTCGTGGTCGTCACATTGACCTGCCAGAGTGAGATGACACCCGTAGTCGCACTTAACTCTAACTTGGTGTCGGTCGTTCCGTCAGTGACGAGAGAGAAACTGAGTGGTGTGCCGGCGGGATCGTGAACGACGGTATCCGGGTATTCTTGCGCGCCAGAGGAATAGTTCTCGACGAGCATGAAGTACCGACGCCCCGCGACAAGCTGGACGGTGTAGGTATTGGTCCCGGCACTCGTATCGTAAACGCCGAGGTTCGCTACATCGAACCACGTTCCGTTGACGAGGGTGGGGCCGGTGATCGCCATCTTATCCCGTCGTGCTGATGTCGCTTAGGAACGTCGGCAACCCGTCGCGGATCGCTCTTGCAGCGTCTTGGCTCAAGTCAAGCGCGTTATAGAAGGCATCAATACCGATCTCGGCATCATGCGCTGTCTCGACAGTATCGAGCGCAAACACCTTGTCCTCGATCTGCTGCGCTCTCGCAGTCCGCTGCCCTGGCACAATCATATCATCGGCACGCAGCGCGTTGAGGGCCAAGGTGTCGGCTTGGATCAGTTCGCTTACAAGTGCCCGTTCCGCGGCGTCTAACCGCAGATCGGTTTCAAGAAGGGCCAATCGCACCAGTGCCCCTTCGAGCGCGACCCGGACTGTAAAGATTTCCAAAGCCATCGCTACGAGGCTCGGCAGAATCCCGCTGCCCGGTTAGGCCGACGTTTGCTGTAGGGTGATCGTAAACTGAATTTGGTCGTTGAGCGCCAGGACAATGCCGGTAAAATCGCCCTTGACGACGAGATTCCCGGCTGTGGACGCATCAAAGACCCCGGCGTTGGTGATCGTCTTGGCTCCGTCTGCGGTTAGCGTTGCCAGCCATTGATTCTTATCGGCGGTCGGCTGCGACACGGTGCCGCCGACGCGGGCTTCTGAGGCTTCGGTGAAGAGCGTGGTGTCCGCGTCCGTGGCCGTGCCCGCGCCCGTTCCCCATGCGACGAAGTTATTGCTCGTTCCAAGATTGGTGGGGGATGTCGCAGTTCCGTCAATGATGTCCACCACTTTGTTACGCCCGTTGATGCAGTATTTTGTTGCCACGTTAGAACTTCTCCCGCGAAATGACGCCCAGATCTTCCCAGGTGTCGGTTGCACTACGATAGACTTTTGCGGCGACCGTTACCTCGCCGTGTGTATCACCCGCAACCCCCCCATCAAATTGAGAGCCATCATTACGGGCGAACGCACGTCCCCGTGAACCGTAGGGAGCAACCCGGTGCTCCCCACGTCGCTTCATCTTCACCCAATCAAACAGGCGGCCGAACATTTAATGGACCGTCCGAACAGCCAGGAGCGTGACCTTCGCCACCACGCCGGTTCCCGCGGACACACGCGGACGAATATAACGGGGACGTTGCTTCACCGATTTCATTCCGGTCGCGGTGAAACTCAACGCGGCCCCATCATAGTCCGTCAGCGTAAAAAACGAAGTCAAGCTGTTCGATCCTTCAAGAACAACGACCGGCCCGGCCCCGGCCGAGATCTGAATCTCCATCGTGACATCCGAGCATTCCGGGTATTCAAAGGCCTCACCGACATTGTTCGTTTCGGTCAGGTTGTCCCACACAACGTCTTTGGACCGAATACCAATGTCTGTGACAATGATCTTAATCGTCGCCATGTCTCAGTCCCCTTACGCGATTGGACTGGTTTCTTTGATCTGGATGTAGGATCGAATCGCTTCCAACGACAGTACCACGTCCATCTTGTTCGTGTAGATCGTATCGTTGACACGCAATTCGATCGCCTCTCCGGAGGTCGCGGCCCCTTCCGTCACTTTGTCCGGAAGGTGCTCGCCCTTAATCACGCTGTAAAATCGGTCAGCCATGTATCAGCCCCCCTTTCGTACAGCTTACTGCGCGTATTCGCAGCGGACGCCGAGCGCCCCGAGGCCGGTCGTGACATCCACGGTCACGGTGAAACAGATGTCCAAGGAGGACTTGGGATCCTCGGCCATGCCCAACGCCTTCCACAACGGATCGTTGCGCTTGGCAATCGTGTTGGTGGCGGACTCATTCGAGATTTCCGATCCATCCACGGCCGCGATCAAAGAAAGTGAGGAGGCGAAATAATCCGCATCCACCACCGCGCCCCCGTCCTTGTTGTTCCGGTACACGCCCACATGACCGTCTCCGGCCGCCTGAATAGCGGTATAGAACTTGAGACTCGTCACGATGGCATTGGACGGCACATCGCACAACCGGATGATCGATGTCGCGCTGAGTCCAGCCGGCACCGACGCGAGAAACCCATACACAGAATGCAACCGAGATGCTCCACCGGCGCCAGGGTTGTTGGCGACGGAGGGGGTGGCTTCGCGATTCGCGATCGCCGTTGACTTGAGTGTGAGATCGATAGCCATGTGATGTTACTCCTTGTAATGCAGCGGGGGGTCCACGCCCCCCGCCGCGTTAAGATTTAGACTCTGAACGATTCGATCTTGACGATCTTCTTCTCTTCGATGCGAGTGGCGCCGAAGGTGCCGAGCACATACGCCTGCCACGGTTCGCTCTGGATGTCGTGTCGCTGCGACACGGTGGCCGTGATGTCATTCCACACGCCCAGGTGCATCCCGGACCGAGCCCACACCGGCAGCAGCACTTCGCCGCCGACGAGACTCAGGGATTCAAACAGTTCACAGTGAACCAGATTCATCCCGAGGAACTTCGTCACTTTACCATCCACCAGGACCGGGCGATCCGAGCCCGCGAAATCCGAACTGATGACCTGGATTTCGTTCAACAGCGCGCTGTGGTCCTTCGCCGTGATTCCGCAATAGACGGGATCATTGTCGAAGTCCACGAAGTTCGCCATCAAGATTTCCTTGGCCGTAATCATCTTCTGCACGTTGATGCGGGAGTTATTTCCACCCACATCTTCGTTGACGACCTGCGCGGCCGGGAAGATCGTAGTCGAACCACCCTGCTCGCCGGTCTTGGCATCGCCAAAGAACGCGGCGATGATCTCCGCATCCAGTTTCCGTCCAAGGGCGTACACCGCGTTCTGGACGTACACCGATTCCGGATCCGTAATGAGGCGGAGTTTGTCGAATCTGTCGATCATCTGAGCGAGGTCGTAGTCCGTCGGGAAGACCCACCGACGATCGAGAACCGCATCCGTGCGAGGCATCGGTCCAAACCGACTCGTCACTTTGCTGGCTTCAACTGACCCGACCTGATCGACAGGCGAGGCCTGTTTGCCAGTATAGTGCCCTTCATCCACGCACATTCGCAGCTTGGCGCCCTTCTGTTGGAGCAACACCTGGATGTTCGTGGAGAACCCGATTGTAAACTGTGTAGGAATATTAACAGACATTGTATACCCTCTCGAAAACGAAAGACTGTGATCGCTCTCGAAGGGCTTCCCGGCAGGACCGGACTCTTCTTGCCTAACCCACCCGGCTCAGGTGGCGGGACTTTCCCCGCGGTCAACCGGCTCTATCGAGTTCCCGGTTATCTAATGCAGCATATAACAAGCCTGGCCTGTTGTCAAGCCAGGCTCGTTACGCTCTTATTCCGGGTAGGCAATCGCGTGAAGACGCTGCATCTTCTCTCGCGACTCCGCCCTCGTCTTGGGATCGTGGCTGTTGAACATCTCCACGAAGTCCCGGTTATTCTTGAGGCGAGTGATTTCCAATGCGGCCGATTCCGGTGACAGGGCATTGAAATCTCGGTTCCCACCGCCGCCAATGAGCCCCTTATCCTCCACCGCGACCTTCGACCCGAGGTTATGCAGGAAGTTCATTGCCGCCTTGGGTCCCATCGCAGCCTTGAGTGCCAGAATGTGCGCCTCGCTCATACCGAAGGCCTTCGCGCAGTTGTCTACAATGGTACAGCGCGATTGATACTCTTTCCCCCATTCTGTCTTGAGTGCGGCGACATCGGCGGTGTGAGTTTCCTCCGTCTTGAGAGAGTCGGCTTTGATAAGCCCGGCCATGTGACCGTTCCATTTCTCCGCCAGTTTCACCGCCTGGTTCTGGCTCATGCCGAGTTCGTGAAACCACTTACCGGCTTCCTTGGCAAACTCGCCGGTATCCCCTTCGGGCACCGGGAGCTTGTACCCCTCCGCCGTGGCCGGCCGGCCGAGCTTGTCGTAAACCTGATTCCAGGATTCGGGATTCGCGTCCGTGGGCAGTTTGATGATCTTGTCCGCGGGCACCCCGGTCAGCTTCTCAAGGTTTGTGTAGGACTTGAGAAGATCGCCTGGATTCTTCCATTGCCGCTCCGTCACCAGGGCCAGGCCAACCGGGTCCACCGAACCCTCCTTGGCCCAATCATACGCGGGAGCGGGCGCTCCGGGTGCTCCGGCGGCTCCGGGTGCTCCGGCGGCTCCGGGTGCTCCGGCGGCTCCGGGTGCTCCGGCGGCTCCTGTATCTGCTCCTGCTGCTCCTGCTGCTGCGTCTGCCATATTATTCCTCCCCCTTTGTCGGGCGTTGCCCGGTCCCGTAGAGCGTCCACATGGCGTCATCGGTCAACCGGAGATGATGTTGGATCCTCAGAAACACTTCCCGCCTCCCATCGAGCCGTGCGGCGACCGTGGGGTTCGGATGTCCCGTCGAATCATGCGCCCGACAAAAGGCGGCAAGATCCGCGAGCACAGTTTTCGCGTCCAGGTTGTCCTGCGAGAAGACCCGGAGATACGATCTCCGGCGACCCAGGAGAAACCTTCGCGCGCGTTCAACGAGTGGATTCATTAGACTCCGGCCGGAGCGCCTGCTCCGACTCCGATCGTTTTCGCCACGGACGCCGCGGCGGGCGCCGCGTCGATCGCTTGCTGCATCTCCGCGTCCTTCTGCCGCTCGGCGCGCACTTCCATGACTTTTTCCAGGGATCGCTGCCAGCGCGCGGGCACCGCCTGAATGTCGAGAATGTCCGGCATGGCGGTGTCCCACTCCACCCAATCAAGGGGGGTGGCGTCCTGCGTCACGGCCACATACTCCCGGACCCAATCGATTGTTCGGAAGAGCCCGGCCGCTTCTTCGGCGCGCTGCGCCCTCGACAGTGGTGAATCGTATTCAATCGCAAACTCCCCTTTGGCCTCCTTCAAGAGATCGGGCATCGGCGGAAGGATGTTCTGTAAGCCGAGGACATCGATCTCCCGGGGAATCATCGTGCCGAGCGCCTCGGATTGCTGCCGCCCCATCGTGGGGGACAGGAGGGCGCCCTTCTCGCGCGCCCGTTCCAGCACTTCGGTCGCGGTCATGCTCGGCGTATCGACAAGGATCTGGAAGAGCGTCACCAGGAAAAAGTCGTTGATGGTCAGTTTTTCGGCGTCCATCATTTCTTTCGCCAGCGAGAGGTTGCCGACCGGCAGGGCATGAACCAACGGCCGGCCTTCGGCGCTCACGCCCCCCGGGTTCACGGCCCCAGGACGGAGAGAGAACGTATCGAGGATGCCGTCGTCGTGGGCGAGGAGCACAGGCTCGACGACGCGATGGCCTTGCTTCAAGACCGTGCGCTTTTCCTCGTTCAACGTCTTGATCGCGGGCAGCGCCATCATCGCGGGGGACCACCCATAGATGTCCCCGGGCGCCAGCGTATACCGGCTGATCGAATAGGGGAAGTTATGAAAGCCGAGTTCTTTGACGATCTCGGGATCCTCGACGGCCACATAACAGGAGGCGAATCTCATGCCCTTGACATCCTTGCGGGTCGGGTCGTACCCGTCCATCGACTCTTCCCTCGGGTAGACGGCATGGATAAACCAATAATCCATTTGTGAGTTCTTTCCGTCCTTCGCGGCGGCCCGGATTTTCTCGGGGCAGTTCTCTCCAAACGCTTGAATGGCCTGGCGCGGCTTCATCGGAAACTTCCGATACGCGGAGTCAATGATCCCCTGGTGATTCTCAAGGAAGTAGATCTCGCCAAGGTGAATCGCCTTATACCGCAGCCCGCCTCCGTAGCCGTCGAGGGGGTCCGTGTAGATGCAGCCGGTCCCAAACGCTCCCAGGCTCATGTAGTCCTGGTGCTTCTGGGACGCGAAATTCGCTTGCGGCGCGTAGCGATACTTGAAAAGGAGTTCGGTGATTTCATCGAAGTAGAGCCGGACAGACCGATTCTTGAGGAGTTTCTTATCAGACGGAACGAGGCGGTGCCACATGGAGTTGCGCGGAGTGAGCATCGATTCCATCGCCGCGGCGAATCGGACGAGGGCGAGTGAGGCGGTTGCATCCACCATCTCGTCCGTGCGCGGGACGCCGCTCGTCTTCGAGGTATTGGAGAGGCTGAACGTGCCCGCGTGCGCGGGCAGGAGTTTCCGTGCGATCTCGTCCCATTGGGACTCCCACGGCCCCCGGATCAACACGGCTTCGCCGTGTCGCCGGACAATCTCTGCGGCCCGATCTTTGTTGACCATCCCTTACCCTAGAGAAGCGCGGGTCGAGGGCCCGACAGAGCCCAACCCACCCGTCAGCACGTTGGACGCGCCGCCCGATCGTCTGCGCCGAGCCTCTTCATCAGCCGCCGCCGTGACAGCCGGATCGTTCACAGTCGGGGGTTTCACAACAGGAGGCGGAGGCGGGGGCGCCGGGGCCTTAGGGGGACTGAAAAAGGAACCCATGGAATTATTCTCCCATCGCTTCTTTGAGGAGGTCCTGACGGGTCTTCGTCTTATAGACCGGGACCTCGGTGATCTTCTTCGATGCCGGACCGGGTTCTGGCTGCGGGGCTCCTGGGGGCGCCTTCGGCTTTGACGGTGTAATGAAGGCGCTCACTTACCAACCCCTCTCGTAGTTCCTCGGGCGCGGCTGTTGCCCCGGTCTTGATGTGCCCTTATTATCACCCCCAAAGATCGGATAGTCAACCCCCTCGGCAATCCGCACTCGGCTGGACCCCCGACTCAGGTGATTGTCACGCCGGGGGACGCGCACCGCGAACGTCAGGGCGAGGGCGTCCCCGTGGTCCGGGCTCGGGAATCCCCGGGCCTTCAAGCTCTCCTTGGCCTCCAAGCGCACCGAGTCCTGAGCCTTCCCGTAGTAGTCGTACTCGGGGGCCGTGAAATCGCGGAACAGGTCGGGCGAGTCGTCGAGGGATCCGCCGCCGAGCCAATCTCGCATATCGGCCCACATCTCCGTCCGCTTGTCGGCCCACTCTTTCGAGTCGGCTTTCGATCCAAACCAGACTTCGTTGACGCGGTACTTCATTTCGCGGAGGCGGTCGATGACCCCGGTGCCGTTCCCCGCGTCCACGTTCACGGCGTCGGGCTGCACCTTGTCGATCCACCGGGCGATCTCTTTGGCGACGTACATATTATCGCGGTCCTTGATGACGACGGGCGGCAGGCTTTTCGCGTCCCGGCCCTGACGGAAGCGAAATACGGTCGAATCGTCCCCATAGCGCGCAATGTCGCAGCCCATAATGAGGGGCGCCCCGACATCGCCCGCGATCTCCCGCTTCTGCGCGGCGTAGACGAGGCCGTTGCTGATGAACTGGCGGTTCCCCTGTTTCGGAAACTGCCCCAGGATCTCGATTCGCACCGTGTCGGAGTCGATGCCGTACTGCTCGATCATCTCCTCGAAGAGATGTTGATCGGTGCCTTCGACCGTGCGTGAATCGATCTGTCGGGTCTTCCACCCCGGGCTCTGGAACGACTCGTAGAACCCGCCCGAATTGCGCCGGGGGTTGGAAAAGGTGTGCCAATAGCGGTCCAGCACGGGCTCGGTGAAGAACCCTTGGGTGATGATGTAGATCGGAATGGGAATGCCGGCTGCCTCGTCGTAGATCACTTGGACGCCGTGGGGATTGTGGACGCCGGCGAAGGCGTCGGGCTTCTCCTCCGACCACAACTGCCCCTGCACATAGTAGTACCCGGTCGAGATCTGCAACTGTTCTTCGACCATTTGCTTGAACCAGGGCGCCGGGACGACACTCAGATTGGTCGTCATAAACCAGTGCGCGTTCAGGAGCATGGTCGTCCACTTACTCATTTCGGCAAAGGTGCGCGACTTCAACTGCGCTTCCGTGTTGGCCGTGATAATGGTCGTCGAGCCGATGCGCGTACTCACCATCCAATCGGACAGCCACGCCACCAGGGTCGATTTGCCCGGGCCGCGGCCGGAGGCCGTCGCCTCTTTGAGCATCTCCGGGTCAAACCCGATCGCGATCCGATTCTTTTGGGCGGCGATGTGCTCTGCCATCTCCTTCAAATACCCGTGCTGCCAGGTCCGGGGACCGACATAGGCCTCAAGGGGCATTCCGCCTTTGCCCCACGGGTAGGCGAAGAGGACGAAGGCCGCGGGGTTGTCCGCGATCGCCGGGTCCATGATCTCGGTAATCAACGCGCGCTCACTGGCTATCGTGTATTTCATCGATTACTCCTCAAACGGATCCTCGGGGTCGGGGGCCGATAGCACCGGGATCCCCACAATGTCGATCACGGCATGGGCGCGCTTGCGGCCGTCCTCGATCGCGCCGCGCAGGTCCACCGCCTCGACCTTGATTTCGATCTTGTCGCCGAAGATGCGGGCCAGCAGCTTGCCGGCGATCCACTTGATGTTGTCCGACTTGAGCCGGAGCGTCTGAAAATCCACCAGGGGGTTGTCTTCGACGATCGTGGTGAGGTCGTCGGCAATCAACTGAATCCCGATCTCGCGGGACTTTTGAAAGCGCCGGGCGAAGTCGGGCGAGTCGTCCAGATGTCGGGCAAGCTGAGACGGGGAAATGGTGATGCCGGCCGCAATCTTCTTGAGCGGCTGGCCTTCCGCGGCGAGTTCACAAGCTTTGACTTCGTTGATGTCCAATTTTTTTTATAAATTATTTTTCAAAACTGCCACAGACACCGAGCCAACATGCCGCTAGGTCGAGGAGCGGCGCGGAAACCCGGGGCACCCCGCCCGGCACCTCCCCCTATCGAATCGGACACAAGCAGCATAGCCCACCGACATCTCCTTACCTATTTCTTGAGGGCATCGGCGCCTCAGATATGAGGGCCCCCAACCGGCCCGATGCCGGGTTCCGCTTGCGCGTCAATCTGGGATATGTCGGATGTTCCGCCATAAGGTGCCCTTTGATGCAGACCTGAGCATATCATGGTGGGCTCAGGATCGCAAGCGTCCCCTTGCACAATCAGATAGGAAGCGGCCTACCCATTGTGTAGCGGGTTCCACAATGCCGTGTCATTCATAAGCCGCTATTGTCTGGTTTTGTCAGGCCTTGTCTTATGATTTGATCTAGCATTGGCTTTGCTTCTCTTAGGAAGTGTGGACGGCGAAAAGAAAAGGCTTGCAATGAAGGAAACAATCTGCTATAAGGGGGACACCATGCACACCATCAACCTATTCAAGCGCCGGGGAGCGGAGGACTCCCCGGTCGTCTTGAATTCACCGAGGAGGAACAACTCATGACACGACTTGAAACGCGCTACAATCTGAATGGACCCACGCAGTACATCGTCAGCAACGATCGAGGTCGTTTGCTTCACTCCTTTTCCTTCAGTGAAGCGATCGGCTTCTTTCTCTCACTACTCGAAGGGAGGTGATTCATTCATGCGGGGAGCATCAGAGAGTTGGAAAGCCCAGCAGGACGCCGTCATTCAAGCTTACGTGGCGGCCGTCGAAGCGGGCGAGACCGAGAAGGCAGCCGAGATCAAGGCCGCCCATCCGGACGTCGAGTTCACCGTCAAGACGACGGAAGGATAACGCCGAACACAATCACCAGGAGGGCCCCACGGCAGAAGTGAAATTATTGCCTGCCCACTGCTATTGCCATGCTGACGGGCTCAGATCAGGATACTATCGCGGGCTTTATGACGCGGCTTTTACCTTCCTTCCTTCCGGGGAAAGGGAGGCCCGTTCCCGTCGGATTTTGGGTCACCATCGAAAGGATTATGATCGCCGTGTCCCCCGTTCCTGTTCGGCTTGTTCAATATGGACGGGCATCCGGGCTGAGGGGCAAGGTGCCCGCAAAGGTAATTGCAACGGCACGTCTACAGGAAGGAACGGTATCGAACGAACGCGGCTTACTCTGCATTTGGTTTAGATCAGGCCGCGCAAGTAAGGGGCACGCCATCGCATTCGAAAATGGCATCATGTTCGATCCAGAACTGAGCAGGCCGATGCCGTATAAAGAGTGGCGCCTCTTCTACGGTAGGATTCACAATTTCAGGGTAGACTATATGGAGGCCTTGACACCATGAAAGACTCGCTGAAAATCCTCGATCGTGGGATGGTGCTTGATCCAGACATTGCATCGCGGGCTGCTAAGGCGCTTGTCGGGAAGGTACGACAGCGGACGTGGAAGAACTTGAACGGCGTAGAGTATGTGGATTACACCTGCGGATATTGTATGACGGTTATTCCCGACCTTGCGAGAGGGTGTCATCATTGTTTCGCGACAGCCGCAAGGGACAGGCACAAAGCGGAACGGTTCAAAGAATTCTTGAACGAGAAGCAAGCGGAACAAGACGTAGCGGATCATCTCACGGCGGACGCCATCGAAACAAGGAAGGGAGAATTAGGGCTATGAATCATCAAACAGCCAGGCATGATCCAGAGCCGGACCCGGATTCTTTCGAGACTGAGGCCCTAGAGGATTTAATCAACTCTATGGCCCCATGCCCGGTCTGCTACGGCGAACCCGTGTACCTCGGCACGCTAGGCCGCTACCCTCAATTTAGGTGTAGGGATTGTGGGATCGGATACTACACGGAATTGGAGGCCTCATGTTAAATCTGTTTTGCCCGTTTTGCGCTCAGGATGGGATCACGGCGCGGGCTGCGTACTTCGCGCCTCAGTCCCTTGACCGGGGGAAAACAATCTCTTGGACAACACCATGCAAGGATCACGCGGCCTATTGGAATGAAGGAGGAGACTGGCAGGCGCCGCTTGTCCCGATTAGGAAGGAGAACTCATCATCCTTCCGTGGTGGGGTTATTTATACGTTGACCCGGTACCCGTCAGCCATCCACGCGGAAGTGGATTGAAGGGGGAGACTGGCAGGCGCCGCTTGTCCCGATTAGGAAGGAAAAATCATCATGCTCACCATCAAGCTAACCGTCCGGGGTGGGGTTCTTTACGTTGGCCCGGTGCCCGTCGGCGTCCGCGTGGAAGTGGATGAACAGGATAACAAGGAACGGTACACGGTCAAGGCCCACTGTGCCCAATGTGAGCAAGAAGCAACTACAACGTGCAAGTGTGCTCTGCCCGCGTGCCGAAAGCATTTTAACGAATGCTTTTGACGCCGGGAATTGAAAGGAAAATAACATGAGCGCAAACACAAATTGTCTTCAAGGGATGTCCTGCCCGAACCCTAACTGCAAAAGTGAAGGCCCGTTTCGAATTACCGTTACTGTAACAGTGCTAATGCACGACAACGGAAGTGAAGAAGACGGGGGGGACGGGAATCAAGAATGGGACGAGGATTCATACTGCGAGTGTCCCGCGTGCCAATTCACCGGCACGGTAGAGGCTTTTCGAGTACCAGAGAAAACATGATCCGGGTTCTGTTCCTATTGTGGGCCCTGAGCATCGCGGGCCCCCCGGTCAAGCCCGTAGTCATTCAAGGATACGAAACACGCCTGCCATGTACGGCACACGCGCAGGCCTTAAACCGGATCGCGCTACGAGAAAACAAAACCCTACGCTTTGTCTGTCTCCCCCGTAGGGAAAGACCGGCAGGCGCCGTTAAATGGAGGATCACGCCATGATGGTATGGTATAACACGTCGGGGTCAGGGAAACTGTACGATAAAAAACTTTCCCCTAAAGACTTACAGGTGCAAGGGGTT